CTCCATCAGTAGGTTGACAAGAATCTGCGTGATATGATAAGATGGGAGGGTCAAACCTCCCATTTTTTTATGGATAATAAAATGATTGAAGACGTTCAGCAGTGGGAAAAGGAGTATCCTACTATGGATGGAGTTAAGTTAAATAAAAGAGAGAAGGAACTTCTCGATGGTGCAGAGATTAAATCTCATGAGGGTATGGTATTCGGTAGGATGTATGCCGATTGGAAAAAACGTAAAGGGTATGAAGTATGAGTGGAGACTGTAAAGAACAACCAAATATTTTTTATACAAAGGAAGCACCTATATTATTAGCAGAGTGTTTACTGAGTGAGGGTAAAGTTAAATCACTTTACAGTCTTGCTGAGGATCCACAGAAAGTTTATATACATTTCCATGATAAGGTAACTTCTGGTAATGGTAGAAGGGTAGACTTCCCTGAAGGTAAAGGTAAAGTATGTTGTCTTATATCAGCATTACTTTTTGAGATGTTAGAAAGTAAAGGTATCAAAACTCATTACTTAGGTACTGAAGGTCTTGATACTATGTTGTGTAAGAAATTAGAGATCGTTCCTGTAGAAGTTATCGTAAGAAACATTGCTGCTGGATCAATAGTTAAACAGACTAATTTAAAAGAAGGAACCTTATTAAATCCACCTCTTGTAGAATATTATTTGAAAGATGATGAAAAGGATGATCCATTACTTACACCAGACCGTGTGAGATTGATGGGTGTAGATCCTACAAGAATGAGAGAGGTTGCATTGGAAGTAAATCTACAGTTCCAAATGATATTTACTCTCATGGGTATAGATCTGGTTGACTTTAAGATAGAGTTTGGTTATGATAATCATGGTGATTTGTTTCTTGCTGATGAACTGAGTCCTGATAACATGAGACTTTGGAAAAAAGATAACCAAGAAAGGTTTGATAAAGACTTGTTCAGAAAGGATGAAGGTGATATAGTAGAAGCATACTCTCATATACTACAACAACTAAGGAAATTCGCATGAAGATAAAATTTTATACCATTCGTGGGTGTGCTCACTGCTCTACAATGGAACAGTTATGTGACAGAGCAGGTCTTCCCTATGAGAAGGTACTTGTTGGTGAATTATCAGGTAATAATGAAGATGGTTGTACTATATCAATGTTTGATTTCACCGCAGCATATCCTAATGCTAAAGGGTTTCCATATGTTATACTAGATGACGAACCTGTTGGTGGTCTTGTCGAGGCTGCTAAAGTCTTTCTTGATAAAGGATTGGTAAGTACTAAAAAGAAATGAGTGAACTTAAAATAAATAGAGGTATAGAGCTCATGCTTAGGAGGGCTAAACCGAAGGAGCAAATCAAACCAAAAGGGTTTGAGATTCATAAAACATTAAACCTCCTAAAGAGAAGAGTCTACTTCAACTTTGAAATTAGGTGGGAAAAGAACACTTAGCACGGAGTTGACATGGATTCATCAATCTTGATTTATTTTTCAGCAGCAATATCATTAGTCTTTTTATTAATTGGAGGTGTTGTTGGTTGGATATGGAACGACAAGACAAATCAGTTCTTGTATGCAGCACAGGAAGAAGAGGTTGACTACATTCATCCAGAGATGCTAGATGATAATGGTCATTGGATCAATGAAGAACTCCTTACTGTCCGTTTCTTAAATGAAAGTGCGGAAGAAGATGAGGAATAAATAATCATAACAGGAAACTAACTATAGATCATGCAACTATTACTTAATGAAGTCTTACAAAAGGTAAGCAATGCGAAAACCAAAGCACAAAAGATTAAACTCTTACAGCAGATGAACTCTCCAGCATTGAGGGCGATTCTTATTGCTAACTTTGATGAGAGTGTGATCTCTATGCTCCCAGATGGAGACGTTCCGTACAAAAAGAACGAAGCACCAGAAGGTACAGAGCATACTAAACTCATTCAAGAGTATCGTAAACTCTATCTGTTCTTTAAGGGTGGTGCTAACATAAGTCAAACAAGACGTGAGACTTTGTTCATTCAATTGCTTGAAGGATTACATGAGAAAGAAGCAGAGGTTCTATGTCTTATGAAGGACAGAAAGATCGGTAAGCGTTGGAAGATTACACGTCAGTGTGTTGAAGAAGCGTTTCCACAAATATCATGGGGGAATAGATCATGACCATAGAAGAGAGATTGGAAGCATTGGAAGCAATGGCACATCCAAAACCAACTGGTAAAACTCAACAGCGAAACGAAGATCGTTTAGATGCTCTTGAGAAAGCAGTGGGTTTAGATGCTCTTAAAGCAGTGGAGGAACTCTCATGAAAATAATACATGAAAAGTGCGACCCTAAACTAGCAGAAGATAAGAAACTTCCTTACACTGCATACCTAATACAGTATGAAGTAGAAGGTAAGGTAGAACATGATATTGCTATGGGTACTAGTCAAGTAGAAATATTTGACACATACTATGATAAGTATAAGAAGGGACTGAAGTGGTTGAAGCAGAGTGAAGGTAGACAGAAACCTAACATGTGGAATGCTACTGCTGCTACACCACCTAAGAAAAAAAGAAAGAAAATCCAACAACAACCAGAGGGAGAATAATGGATATAGATTCAGATCCAAGAGGTCATTGGTGCATTTATTATTGTAAGACTGGAGACCAAACTAACTGGAAAGTTATGAGGAGACAGAACAGTGATGGTGTTCTTGTATCTGCATCTACATATGATGAAGTGTTCAAGTTTGTGAAGTATAAAACTGCTTTTGATTTCGCTAGAGGGTTAGTGTTTCCTGACGGAAACTATGATGCTACAGTGAAGAGAGTTAATAAAGCAAGAGGTACTTCTTTCTATCTCGCAGGGTGTTAACATGCTATCAACCAAGTATAGACTAGAGCTTACGGACATCTGTTGTAGAATGATTACAACAGATGGTGTGCCTGTGACATTAGAAGAAAGAATTTGGATGAACAAATTGTGTGAAAATAATTCACACGCTAGAGGAATTGCACATAGATTGTTGCTAAATAATCCAGTTTGACATAAAATAATGACAAGTCTTATTGACCCAAAAGAATTTACGGATGCGGTGACCGAGTTACGGTCATTTTTTTTGTCCAAAAACTTCTATGAAGTACACACACAGAATCGTTTAAGTATTCTCGCTGCATGTGAAGACCCTGAGACTGTAGCAAGTTATGAATATGGTGGTAATATCTGGCCACTACCTCAGACAGGTCAGATGTGGTTGGAACATGAATTACTTTCTAACCCTTCAGCAGAAGGGTTTTTCTGTGTCTCTACTTCGTATCGTGCAGAACCTAATCCTGTACCAGGTAGACACGAAACTATCTTCCCCATGTTTGAGTTTGAAATGAAGGGAGGTGTTAAAGAACTACAAGAGATGGAGATAGAACTCTGTCAATGGTTAGGTATACCATTAGATCAATCTAAGATTAAAAAGTATGATGACTGGGCTACTCAGTTTAATACTACAGAACTTGATCATGACCATGAAGAATCTATTGGTCGTGGTATGATTACTGATTTCCCTGAGTGGACATCACCTTTCTGGAATATGTCTAGGAATGATGATGGTACTAGCAGAAAGATTGATGTGATCTTAAATGGTATGGAAACTATTGGTAGTGCAGAACGCAGTACTGATAAAGAACAGATGCGTAATACTTTCTACACTATATCTGATGGTGGGTATGCTCAACTTATTATTGATAAGTTTGGTAAGGAAAGAGTAGAAGATGAACTTGAGAAGTTCCTCTCCTTTGATTTCTTCCCTCGTTCTGGAGGTGGTATAGGAGTCACTCGTCTAATCTCAGCCCTTAAATAAGGGCTTCTTTGTGAGGTGACGAAACTGGTAAACGTGTCAGGTTGTTTCCCTGATGTCTCTGGCGGGACTTGGTGGTTCGACTCCACCCCTCACAGTTCCATGAATAAATATATATGTAAAGAGTCTTATGTATGGCTGCTGCAACTGATGTATACTTAGGTAACCCCAACCTGAAGAAGGCGGGTACTGAGATACAATTTACTAAGAAGCAAGTACAAGAATGGATAAAGTGTAAAGAAGATCCATTGTATTTTGCATTAAACTATATTCAAATCATCAACCTTGATGAAGGATTAGTTCCTTTCACCATGTATGATTTCCAGAAGGATATCATGATGGATTTTCATAATAACAGATTTAACATTGCAAAACTTCCTAGACAAACTGGCAAGTCAACCACGGTTGTTGCTTACCTCTTACATTACGCTATCTTTAACGACAGTGTTAACATTGGTATTCTGGCTAACAAAGCATCTACTGCAAGGGAACTATTAGGTAGATTACAATTAGCATATGAGAATCTACCAAAATGGATGCAACACGGAATATTAGTATGGAACAAAGGTAATGTCGAACTTGA